CTTACCAGGTCTGCAAAGAACAAATATCTCCAATTCATCATCCAACATATTTTAGTTTTTTAAACCTGCCCTAGATTAAAAGTCAATTTTTATTCTTGTTTCTCGAATCCTGTTTCCCATAGGAAAGTAAAACAGGTTTTATTAGTTTTATTCTAATACCCTGTTCAGTTAGAATAAATGAAAGTTGAGCTCTCACCAATTTCTACTCCTAGGGGACCTCCTGGGATCAATGTGATTCCTGCACTCTTGCTTCCAGGTAGAACTGATCTTATCCAGCCCAAAGCCCTCCACTGCGCGATTGTTGGACTAAGATAACCTGCACTCCCTCTAACACAGCCGGGGGAGTAATTGGTGTGGATTCTGAAATAGCGTTTTCCTAATGTATAAAACAGTTTTGACGCCCATGATCGGTACAGTGCTACGGGATCTGCTGAGGAGGTTAAGGCCAATCCTACAATCATACATTGAACATCCCTTAGAAAATGGACCTCATAGTCTTCTAAGTCTCGATGTTTCTTGCGCGGTACATCTCCTAGTGAGGTGATTTTTAAGGTATTTAGTGTGTTTCGAAGATGAGAGGTAAGGCTTAGAGATAAGTCGGATGGATTAGCAACATTTAAAACTAGAGTCAACAGAGGGCCGCATACTGGTAAGAACCTGTTTAGTTGGTCTCTAAATAGCTTCATTCCAAACTTTGTATACTCTTGAAGTGCACATACACTCGTGTGAGGGTAACTAAGCGACTGAGACTGTATCAAGGACATAGAGGTCGGTCTATATCCATATAGGCAGTTACCCATGGTTATTGGAGAGCAGGTTTTTCCCGCTTTCAAGATCAAGAAGTATTCATGTCCGTAAGGGGAACTTGCACCCGACCGAGTCAAAGCGGAGTTATAGAAATATCTTTTCACAATTGTAAAAACTGCAGAGAATATTTCAGCAGAACCCAAGTAAGTCTTGAAGATAACCGTTGTGTCGCTCTGTTTTATGCAATACTTTCTGATATGATCTAGTAGTTCGAAAATAAATGCAGGCTCTGTTGTGTGTGACCCCTCTGGGTCCACGGTTATGTAACTAAAATGACCCAATAAAAGCAGTTGCTCCCAACATCTCCATAGGGATACATCGTGACAAAATCCTTCCGGGACCCCAATTCGAGCCGCCTTTGGTATTAAGCTAACTAAGAAAGGCACGTAAGACTCACAGAACTGTCGAGAGGGGTCTAGGTCCGTGGAGAGTGATGAAAATAGCACTGATCCTGATAAAATTCGATGAAAAAGCAACGCAGTGCTTCCTTGACCATCAGCCAAGTGTGCAGTTCGAATATCCCTAGAAGGATTTCTTGCAACAATTATAGATAGGTATTTGTACCAAGACGCAGTTGTACATGCTAGAGGCCTATAAGCGTGCCAAGTTCTATTGGTGAAGTGTGGTCGACACGGAACCTCAATCAACCATCTATGACCTGAAGCCTCAGAAACTTGCCCGTTGTCCTCACAATAGTAAAGAATATTTGGGAGATGTGCAGGTGAAAATCCTACGGGCCTTGGGCTCATGATTGGGAGTCTTACTGGGAGTAACTTGAATACACTGTCTGGCAGGCAGGTGTAGCAAATTGTCTGAAAGGCCCTAACGGCAGACTCTGTCAATGTTAGATTCGAGTTGAAAGCATATCTCCTCAGGTCTTCAAAAGTGTCATCAAGGCTTCGGTTAATCAACCAATCATCTATGATTTGAACCTCAGCAATTAAGTAGAGTTTCGACTCTGTTTTAAATTTTGTTAACACTAGTAGGGCAAGCTCAAACCGCAGTGCATGGAAACCTGTTTCGATTTGATCCAAATATTGACCCTTAAACAATTTTGAGACAGAGGTAATCCAATTCGTTCGGTTTAAAAGTTGCATGACAGAACACTTAATTGCTTTGGCTGCTGCACTTTTGGAGGGAGTATTGGAAACAGGGAATCTTAGACATTTATCTCCGTCTTGAAGAGCCTCTTCGCCACTTTGTGTGAAGAAAATTTCGCATACTCCATACCAACTTTTTAAGTCGTACTGATCTAATCTCTGCTGAGTTAGCCTGTTCAATTCTTCTATTGTAGGATTGGTTAGTTCTGAAGGGTTTCTGCACCACATCCAAAATGTGTCGACCAAACATATTAAGCTTATCCCTCCTATAACTTCCTCTAATTTGAGTTTGGATAACCATATAAGAGGAATGGATTGAGAGCTCTTGGGTGCATATTCTTCTTTAACCAGACTGGAAGAGGCAATTTTAGACACTGCCCTTAGTGCTACAACATAAGCTTGATCTTTGGTTGGGATGTCTGAGTAATTACCGTATTTGAATCTGTGGACTTCTAGTTTAATTCGGTCATTTAATCCCCTAATGTAACAGTAAGGATTTTCTTTGTCCTCTGGATACTCTATGTTGTCCCACTCTTCCAAGTCATGGAGTGCCTCCTCATCAATTGGTTCTATTCCTGTCTGTCCTTTAGTGAGATGGAAGTGGACACAAGTTGGCAGCTCATCAGGTTCAGTGTGGCAAATAAGTTCTGTGACCCAAGTAGACGCATATACCATCTCGGCTTGAAAGACCCGGTTGTCGTTTTCTCCTGTGAAAGAACTTGGATATATCTTGTTGGTGCTCACACTGAGATACCCTTGCAAAGACGGGAGAGTTGGCGAGTAGGTTGACTTTCCTGTTAACATTGTGGTAAATCGATGAAACTCTGACCCGGTGACCTTTTTCCCACTAACAACAAAAAGGTCAGGTTCTGCGTCGCAAACTGATTTCAAAAGTGAGCTGATACTCTGATCCGGATGTGAGCCTACGGGAGCTATCCAGTCTCTTATTCGTTGAAGAGAGATGGCTTGTTTTGCTAAAGATGGCACTTGTTCGAGTTTACCTATGTCAGATGTTATTATCTTTTCTTTTGTAGTGCTTCCCAGATACCCCATGCTTGGAGGTGCTCTACTTAGATATCGATATTTGTTTCTTAAGAGTGATTCATCAATTTTCACAGAAAGATATCCTTCATTTCCTTCTTCACAACCGAAACAATTTTGGTATACTAAAGTCGGGACAAGGTACCAGTTCGGATGCGGAACAGTCACTCCTTTAGGTCTTAATCCCCAACCTTCGTCTCTTAAGTATTCAGTGTATTTGGAAGGGGCAAAGTGTATATAGGGAGAGACTCGTTCCACAGATCGGCTGACAATCATGATTAGGAAAATATAGCATTCGAGCTCTGCTGTTGCAAGTGATGTTCTGATTTGATCGCCAAATGTGTCCAAAGCCTTCGAGGCCAACGTATCAGTCTTTGAAAATTTCTTAACTACTGCTTTGCAATGGCCTGGAAGTGACGCAGAATAAATGGCAGACATTAAGTATGCATGAAAGTCCGGTATATCAGTTAATTGATTATAAAAGGTTGACCATGGGGTTTGTGCTTTCTCTAGATAGGATTTAACAAATGGATTTTTTACACTAAACTCTTGTAGTAGCATGTCTACTACCTTTCCTCCTATGATTCCTGTTCCTAAAGTAGGGGATACAGTACTGATCGCCTCTGGGTTCATTAAAAGAGGATAAAGGGAAGAGTTTTTATTTATAACTGGGCTAGTTGCTAACATCAGCATTTCCTTCAGCTGTTGATCGGTACAACAGTTAATAATTTTGATGAGAGTCCCTATTCTTTCACTTATGCTATCCTGACTTCCTCTGGTAAAGAAGTTTTGGTAATGGTGAATGGGGAGACCTCCAAGGAAGTTTGGTATTAAGGTCAGAGCAATATGAAATCTTGATTTCCTCTCAGACGTCTGTATATTTACATCTCTAGTGTATACTTTGATCTTCTTTGCTCCAGTGTATCTCTCTTCATAGGGGACCTTTACTTCGGTTTTCGGAGTGATGTTGAAAGCATCCCAGTTGAATTCACATGAGGCCAAGGGAGAAAACTTTTCCCACATTTGTATTGATAAAGATGTTCTAAATAGAGCGAGTAAAAATGGAAGAAGAGTGCTGTGAGACAATTGAGCAGAGGCAACTCCCATAGCATAAGTACAAGAAATATCGTCATAAATACTTGGCAAAGAGTGGTTTGAATACGCCCCGATCTTGGAACCGACTTTTTGGGCCATACTCAATGGAACCCCTTTTAGATACAATTCTTTTCCGTAAGCGAATAATGATTCTGAAACCCAACTCTCAGCCGTTTTGATCTCCAAGCCAACATCTGCCATCATATTCACCAAACTACGGAAGAAATCATTAAATTTATCCCTCGCAAACTCTTTAGCTTCTTCGGGGGACTGAGAGTAGATATTCTTTGGAGCTCGTATTGTAACAAGTATTACCTGGTTGTCTCCTTGACCAACAAGAGATATTTTGGTATTTGTCAAACGCGCGACTAAGAGAATTAATAACACTGTTAAGACAGTCCAGCCCTTTTGCCTTAACCCCTCCATTCCTCCAAGATGACCTGACCAATTGTAAATCCCTTCCAGAAGTTCCCCCTCAAACATTTCAAAATAAGCTTCAGGTGAGGTAGAATAAAGCATGCATTTGGAGAAAATTGGGTGAGTATTCTCGAATACTCCTTTGAATCCGAAGAGTTGATCAAACAACCTAAATAGTAACATTGTAGTGCCATGTCTCATCGTAGTGTTCCATTTCTTAAAATCTAGATTGATTATAAAATTGTATATCCCTCGTTCTTGTTTTTCACCCAGCCCGGAATAAATCTGATGTAACTTTTGAGCTCTTGATGCCTGATTGTCTGTCATCGTTATTTCAGGGAAGGACGGTAGAATGAACTCGGAGAGCAATGCCTCTGTTGCCACAATCATACAACGCATATGATAAGGCATAATAGCGAAAGGTCGACACATTAGACTAACCTCTCTTTCTTTGTCTACTAATCCTATCACCCTGTCGTCTTCTTCGACTTTCCCGTCTGTAAATCTCTCTATGCTTTCTAGGGGTGAGTTTTGATCGCTTTCCAACCACCGCAATAATAATCTCCTGCTCCCTCCGGTTACTGACTCATTTGTTACTAAATTGTTCATCAGTTCTGCCTTTCCTGGCGTCACGGTCTTGTCTTGCAACGTGTGTACAAGATTGTCTGTGGGCTCAGAGGGGTATGTCTTATCTGGAATGATTAGTGACCAATCAAGAAGATTGTAATCTGTGTGAAGAGTGTCGATTCTCTTTGCCCTCATGAAGCTTTTCTTAAGGTAATTGGATTCTGGGAGTTTGGAATGGTCCCATGGTGGGCATCTGTAATGCTTTTGACAATAAGAAGTATAAATCCTCTCTTTGGCTAAACACGAGACTTGAAGCATAATAGTTTGATTAACTAGCGTTATTCTCTTTCCTATTTCTTGGATTTTGAGTAATCCCAACCCCGTGTGCAAGGTAGGGTGTCCGAAAAATCTATGCATCCCAAACACTTGAGAGACTTTATTAGGATTGATTCTACCGATTTGGTATAGCCATGCCCTAAAATCCAATGTTTCCTCTATGGTTTGTCTCTTCACACCTTCTGATACCTCCCAGTAAGTTAAATCTTTATCTATGCTCTCCCAGATATCTATCTCAAATTGGTTAGACAAGATACATTTGTTTTCTCCCAACTCCAGTAAGACTGCGGAACATAGCCCTTCTAAGGACTTAAAGTAAACAAATCCGACATTCCCGAGAGCTCTTTGGATATTCAACCCCCAGGTCAACACCTTTGTTATTTCATGCTCATACAGCCATTCTTGTTGGTCAAGCTCTTCTGCAAATTTTGATAAAAGTAGATAATTTGCCCTCACACTCATTAAATCAGGTAGTAGTAACATATGTTCTTTAGAAATGCAAATCACTGTTTCTCCGTACTCGAGGATGGCAGAGTAATTTCTTGATTCAATTTTTAAACCTTTTCCTTCGTATATTAAATTGTCATCTTCTACTCGAAACTGTTCTGGAAGGATAGTTGGGGGGGGTGCTCCAGAAGACACAGCTGCCCAGAAATTCACTATAGTCTGATAGGTTAGCAGCCCGG